GCCGTTCATGGCGCTCGACCTTCAGTCCGAGTTGAGTGGCCCAATCGAGCAGGAGCGCGCGCTGCTGTTCCGGCGTCTGGCGCTCGCCCGCCGTCTGCTCTTTCTTGAGGCTCTGCTGGATGGATCGAACCGCGGATCGGAACTGACGCGCGGGCAGCCTAGAGAGCTTCGCGGTGAGCGAGGCTCCGATCACCATGATGCGCGCTCGCTGTTCCTCCTGCCATTGAGCACCGCGAATGCGCACTGAGACCTCGCGCAGAGTCGCGTGATGGAACTCTGCCGGCGAGATCCCAGCGCGGGCAGCGTCTAGGAGGGCAGTGTCCCAGGAGAAGCGACGGCGTCTTTTTTTGGGGCACCTTGCGATGCCTGAGACTTGTCAGGCAAAGCCCAGCGAAGCGTCTCCTCGATCACTTCGTCCATGCGCTTGAGCCCCAACTCCGTGATGATCTCGCCTGCGTCTTCCTCGCTCGTCTGCGGTTGCGCATAGAGCATCGCGGCCCGAATGAGGGCGCGCCGTCGCTTGAGGCTTTTCTTGTTATCCAGGGCTACAAGGAAACTCTCGTCATCGGTCTCGAGTCCGTACTCTTTCTGCAGCGCGATCAGTTCGTTGATGCCGAGCCGGAAGATGACCGTTCGCTTGCTGTCACCTTCGCCGAGGTCGACCGCGACCTCGCCCTTGAGCCTGTTCGCCATCTGTCTCTTATACGGCGGTGATCGTGGAGACCTTGAAGGTCACGTCGGCCGTCACGGCACCATTCGGATCCGCGTTGCGCTTGAGGCCCTTGACGTAGGCCCGGAAGGTGATCGTCTCCATCGCGCCCGGAAGGATGAACCGATACCAGCGAAGGAGGCCGTCGACCTTGTCCGAGCGCAGAGAAGAGTGGGAGGCATAGACGGTCGGGTTCCAGTTGACGCTGATGCCGGCCTCGCCGGCCTCGATCATGCCGCGGATGTACTCCTTGATCTTGTCCGGGCTCTCGAAATGGCTGACATCGATGTCGTCACCCTGCTCATCGGGCGAGTCGAAGGAGATGACCTCCATGATGTTCGAAAAGGGATCCCCAACGAGCAGCCCGCCGCGCTGGAACTGCGTCCCGTGACCGAGGACCGCCTGGGTCGCGTGTTCCGCCATGTGCCTTTCTCCTTCCTCAGCGAGTGAGGATCTAGTCGGGCTCTAGCTCGAAGATCCCATGACGATGATCGAGTACGTCTGGGTGCCGGCCGAGGGCGCGACCTGGATCACGTCTGCGGTGGAGTTCGTGACCGTGGTACCGGCGGCGCTCGGATCGGTGTAGACGAAGCAGGCGCTCGGCTTCAGCGTTACCGTGGTCGTCGCAACGCTCAAAAAGAGCACAGAGGCCGCATCGCCACCAAGAATCACGTTGCCGGTATTGGCCGCATCCGCGCAGACGATTAGGGCCTTGAGCTCGGCGATCGTGAACGTGGCACCGAAGGCCGTCGTCAGCGTCCCTCCCGAAACATCGAGGTCCTCAGCCGCAGCGACGGATCTCGTATCGGTGAAGAGCACGTCAGCCTGTCCGGCTCCAGTTCCGTTGGTGATGGCAAGGGCGTTCGTGAACGAGAGCGGTGCCTGGACATTCGTGAGATCGAGAGCATTGTCGAATCCGCCCGTCACCTGGAGGCGGACGGTCGCGGCGAGCGTTGTAGCGGCGTCGCCCTGCATGGCGAGCGCGAGGACGAGGGCGGCCAGAGCGGCCAGCGTCGCCAGGATTCGATTCTTCTTCATGCTCGTCTCTCCTTCACTCGGCCGTTTGCGGTCCTCGGGCGAAGCTGATCTCGCTCGCCAGATTCTTGAGCAGCGATTCCTCAGCTGCGGCGCGGAAGATTGGGAAGTGCTTCTCGAAGACATGTGGGATCGACGGGCCGCGGAGCTCGAAGATTGGGAGCTGCGGGCGGGTCGGTGGCTCGCCATGTCGGCGCGCGCCGGGCTTTCGTCTGAAGACACCGCGGTGTCCTGACTTCATCGTCGCGATGAAAGCGTTCGAGATTCGGCCACGACCGCCGGGCAGGCGGTAGGAGACGCCCCGCCCACGGCCACGCGAGGGCTCTGGCCCTCTCGCGCTGAAAGCGATGAGCGGGATGCGTCGGCCGACGATCTCGATCGCGGCCACCGGTCTCGTCCGCTGCGCCTTGTCGATTCGGATTTCCCGCTTGATGTTCTTCGCGGCGATCCCCGTGTCGGCTCCGATCGTCTTGACCATGGCCGTCTGGCCGCTGAGAATGGCGCGGTTGAGGGCACGCGCCATCACGAGCGGGGCCTGGGCACCCAGCGTCTCGAGATCCCTCTTGAGTGTCCCGAGATCGAAGGTGAAGCGCTCAATGCTCACTGGCTGCCCCACTTCTCCTCGAAAGTCGCGAGATACTCGACGGACGCGCCCACGTACTCACTTCCGGGCTCCCGCCGGATCGCGCGGGTGCTGCCGCGCTGCAGGCCCTTCGACAGTGTCGCCGGCTTGCCGTTCATAACACCGAGGTAACGGTCCACCGAGCCGTCCGCCTCGATCTCGACGGCCTCCTTGATGTCGGCGACGATCTCCTCGATCGCGAGCGTCGGCGCCGTCATGTCCGCGGGCACGATCGCCTGGACTTCGAACGGCACGCGCGTCCTCGTCGTGCCGCCGGTCGTCTCGGGCGAGTCGTCCCCGACGACGACTGCGAGCGCGGCCGGTGGATCGTTCGGCCCGAACCTCGGGACCTCGCCGAGGAAGATGTGAAGACCGGCATCCGTGTTGTATCCCTTGGCGACCTGAATGAAGCTCAGGCGGTTCACGAGATCCGTCAGCGCCAACTGCCGCTTGCTCTTCTGCGTCATCACGCCTCATGCCGGCACCACGACGACACGGTGATGATCGGGGCGAATGGTCTCCATGCCGTCGACCTGCCAGAGTGCCGGTGCCGAAAGCAGCGGAGGTGCCGAGGCGATGAGCGTTCCGCGCGGGATGGCGGGCACGTCGTCGCGCGGCACGGCGACGATCACTTTGGCCTCGCTGCGCTGGTAGCCTCCGGCCGGCACTTCCATCGTCTCCGGAGTCAGCCATATGACGCGAGTTGAGACGGGGGTGCCTTCGGGCACGGTGACCGTAGCCGGAGTGCCGTGGAGCGTGAAGTTGACCTCGCGTATCTGAGCCTTCAGCAGAGCGAGGTCCACGGTGCTCCGCCCTTACCGTGTGACTCCGTCGAGGCGGATCTTGCCGGTGGCGGAGGGGTTCGCCGCGGCGGCGGCGGCCACGCCGACCAGCGTGTTGCCGCTTGCGGTGGTCGTGAAGTTCTTGGCCGTGTCGTCCCAGTAGAGCTTGGCACCCTCCGTCCAGGCCTGGGCGCTCACCTTGGCGTGCTCGACGACGCCCGTCACGAGGGCGTTGAACTTCGCCGCCTCTGCGGCCGTCACGAGGGCCACGATGACGAGACCGCCGATCAGATACGCCGTGCCGCTGACGACCCCGCCCGTCGGCGCCGTGAGCTCGACCACTTCACCCGGAGCGACGTAGTTCTCCATCTTTCCCTCTCAGAGCTATCTGACCGCGCCGTCCAGACGGACGCGGCCGGTGGCGAGACTCGTCGCCGTGCTTCCGGTGGCCGGGACGACCGTGACCGTATCGGTGACCGCAGCAGCCTTGACTCCGGTGAGCGCGTCAATCGCACTCGCGAGACTCGTGGCCGTCGCATCATCCGACGTGGCCGCAGTCCAGTCCGTCCCCTCGACGAGCGGATAGGCGATGCCGTTGATTGTCACGGTCACGACGGCGTCATCGCTGCCGAGCTGCGCGAAGTCAAGGACCTGGAGCGTCAGGCCCGAGATGAGGAGATCGGCCGGCAGCGCGTCGGTCGCGAGCGCGACGACGGCCGCCACTGGCCTGACGGCCACCCCGACGAGCGTGTTCCCGGCCGAGACCGTCGTCAGGCCCGCCGGTGACGTGTCCCAGTAGAGCTTCTCGTTCTCGGTCCAGGCTTCCTCTGCGACCTTCGGCAGATCGCAGACGCCGGAGACGAGGGCGTCGAAGGGGAGCGTCTGCGCGACCGTCTCGAGGGCGACCACGAAGAGGCTCCCGATGATGTACGGCGTGCCGCTGACGACGCCCCCGGTGGGCGCCGCCAGGGTGATGACGTCTCCGGGGGCGATGGCCGTCTTCACGAGGCGCCTCCCTCCTTACGCTCCGGCGTTCTTGTACAGGCCGCGCCAGTCGATCACCTTCGCCCCGACGTCGTGGCGGACCTTCATCTGGATCCCGTCCACGATGAAGCCCACCTCCTGCTCGACGAGCGGGCCATCCTGGCCCTCGAGCATCGCGAGTTCGAGGACGTCCTGTCCGTCCGCGATGGCGGCCGAGAGATACCAGGCGCTCGTGCTGACCGCGTCGAGTCGCGGCTCCGCGATGACCGTGAGTCGGCCTGCGAAGGGGTTCACGTTCGATGCCTGAGACGCCAGGAGGTTCACGCTGACGAACTGGTCGGCGACCGTCTCCTTGGCGGCGGGGACGATCAGGTAGCGCGGGATGATGTTCAGCTTCGTCGCGCCGTCGACGCCCTCCTGGACGCGCATCGCGGAGCGGCCGGCGCTGATCGTGGTGACGTCGATGGCCCCGCCGCTGCCGGCGAGGTTGCCGTGGTTCGCGTGGAAGAGGGCCACACCGTCGCCCATGTTGGGGTTGTCCGTGATCTGGGCCCAGACGAGGTCGCTCTCCTTGTTTCGGGCCTGCCGCCCGAACATCAGCGGCAGGCGCGAGAAGGCGTCCAGGTCGTCGTTGATGAGGGCCTGCCGGGTGATCGCGAACCGGACCGCGTAGGTGGCAAGGCTATACTGCTCCTTGGCCTCGCCGATCGTCCCGGCCGGGATCTCGCCGTGCTCGAGGACGAGCTGGAGCTGCGGGGCTTCGCCGAGCTGGTTGCGCTTCATGGGCTTGAAGTCCCGGGCCGTTGCCGCGCGGGTGATGGGTCCGAAGGTCTGCGGGGCCTCGTTGTAGGCCGCCCGCAGCGTCTTCCCGGCCACGTCGGCCAGGAGGAGCGAGAAGTCCGAGGTGGTGTGCATCCCGGAGCGGCTCGTCAGACCGAGGGCGATCCCCGCGACTTCCATCGGCGAGAGACCCTCGGTGCGGATGCCTTGCTTGATCAGGTAGCGCTCGGCCAACCGGATCAGGTTCAGACCTCGATACTCGCGACCCTTGTCGCTGAGCTTGAAGCCGACCTCCCTGCCGTTCGCGTCCTTCGTCCAGGGATGGGCCTTGTGGAGCAGCGCGTTCTCGATCCCTTCGCGGGTGTGGATGAACGGGTCCTCGCCGACGGTGACATCGTGGCCCGACGGTCTGGACACCTGGCGGGGGACGTCGTTGTGGTTCTGGGCTCCGACCCACTCGAGCACCCGTGTCTGGGCCTCCTCGAGCGAGGTGCCCTTCTCGATGAGCTCGCTCTCGAGGGCGCGCGAGCACCCCGCGTTGAGGCAGGCCTTGCGGATGCCGGCGACGCGCTTCCGCTCGGCCTCGGCGCCCCTCTGCTGGTCCGTGGGCTCCGGTGCCGGTTTCGGCGGGGGCGGCGGGGTCAAACTCATGTCGGCCCGGAACTCCTCCGAGCGCGTCTCTTCGGCCATGACATCCTCCTGGATGGTCGCGTCGCCCGCGACCCGGGTTCGTTCCGACAGCTGTGTCGCTCCGGCGGCCTCCGCGGTCGCCACGATCTCGCACTCGTTCGCGTCGTCCACCTCGCCCGCGCGGACCTTGGCACCGGCGTCGGCCGGGATGGGTACCATCGACACCTCGAAGGGCTCCCAGTCGACGGCCGTGCGGATCGGCGGCGTGTCCTCGCCCTTTCCGGGCTTCTCCTCGAACTTGTGAATCCGGTAGCCGATGCTGACGTTGCGCACGAGACCGTCTTTCACGTCCTGCCAGACGGCCTCGACTTCCTGCCGACGGCTGAATCGGACGCGGCCGACGGCCGCCTTCTTCATCAGCTCGACGCTGCCCGGTATCACGGCCCCGAGCTGGTCCGCGACGGAATAGGGGCGATGCGAATCCAGCAGAGGCGCGCCGTTGTTGAGGCGCTCGAGCCGGACGTGCGCCGGGTCGAGCGACAGGACCTCGACGTATTCTTTGCCCGTCCACCAATCCCGTCGCTTTACCGCCGCGCCCGTCGTGAAGATGAGCTCGACGCTACGGTCCTCCTCGTTGATGGTCCTGGGGGCGAGGTCCGCGCGCAGGGACAGCGGCGGCATGCGGACGACGCGCGTACTCATCTCGCCCTCATCGCCCTTCTTGTTGTCATCGCCGGTGGCTTTCTCGAAGAGGATGGCCTTCTGATCGTGGTCCTTGAGCCACTTCTTCGCTTCCTCGGCGGTGAACTTCTTCGCGTCGAAGCGGATGGCTTGGAGCTCGGTCGTCTGGTCGCGCTTGATGCCCCAGACCGCGTGGATGCCGGTGCCGAACTTGTCGTTCTCGCGCCGGAAGCGGACGTACTGGCTCGGGTCCTTGAGGCGCGCGGCGTGCTCGTTCGGGAACGGCATGTGGTTCGAGCACCTACTGTTCCATCCTCATGGGGAATAGTGTCGCCCCGCGCAGAAGGTGCGCGCTACCGGTCAAATTGACCGGTACCCTTCGGATTGTGTGGTCTAGAGTTAGAGGCCCCCGACGTGGGGGTCACCGGTACCGTGGAGGCAGTAGAGGCCATCGGTCGTCGGCGTTTTGAGCCAGCCCCGCCGGTAGGCGGCGAGGAGGTACTGCTGCACCGTGCTGAGCGTGAGACCAAACCGCCAAGCGACGACACGGGCGCTCGGTGGCCGTCCCTGGACCTCTTGCACCGCCGCGATATAGTCGAGGATCGCCCTCTGCCGCGTGGTGAGCGGAAGCGTCGCGTGCTCGCGCGGCGGCAGGAGGCTCATTCGTGCTCTAT